AGAAATCTAAATGCTCTTTTACGTGAACATTTCTATCAAAATTATATGCACATCTGTTTTGAGCTGTTTCAAATGAAGCTAAAAATTCTTGCTTAAATATTCGCTCATCCATATTTTTTTTAGCTCTTTCAATTTCTTGTTTAGGCACCCAGCCCCCATCAATCGTTGTAAATTGCCAGCTTTTCCAATCTTTATCACTTCCATCCTGTCCTTTTAAAAATAAATCATAAAACCCGTTTGCAAATCCATCAGGTGTCCCAATAAATAAAGCCTGAGAGTTAGGGTTAGTTGTCATCATAGGATATATTACTTCCTCCCAGACATTAGGTTTCATATAGGCATATTCATCTAAAACAACTCTATCTAAATGACTACCTCTTAACTTTGCTGAATCATCACCGCCTTTAATTGCTATTTCACAACCTGATATCATAAATCTCAATTCAGATTCATTAATAGATGCTAACGGAGACATTCTCATCAGACTCTTCAAAACAGGGAACGCTACCAATTTCCCTTGCTTGTATGTTGGCATTACTATCCATCGCCTTTCCCCAGGTCGCAACATTCCCTTCAATAGCCACATTAGACTCAAATATGTTTTTCCGAATCTTCTCCCTGCAACAACAACCTTGAATCGAGCCGGGTGTGTCGCTATTTCTTCCATTAGCGGTGATACTTTGAACATAACTAAGAACCATTACTACTTATAATATCTTCTTCATCAAGAATAGGATTCCCTGTTTTTATTAATTGCACAGGCTCGTGCGTTTCTAAATTCATCGTCATAATTGGTTTTCCTTCTGTTCTATCTGCTATAAATTGAACTGCCCACGGTTTTCCACTAACTGCATACAGATAGGTTGTTCTTAAAACAGCTTCTTGCAAGCTAAGTCCCTGTAGGTTTTCGCTTTTAAATTCACTTTTTAATTTTTCCTTCAACTCATCTGGAACAGGTTCTTCGCCTATTTTCCTTAGTAAATCAGGAATTGAACTTGTTCCTTTTGGTCTGCCGTTCTTATTTATGTTGTCTGGATTCTCTTTAAATCCACCTTTTCCTGTTAAGTTCGCCATCTTGTATCTACTTGTTTTTGTAAGTTGCTAAGTGTGTTGCTCTGGAAGCCAGCTTTTTGACCAATCTGAATCTTTTACTATGTCTGTTTCTGGGATTCCTTTTCTAATTGACAATCTAATAATTTCTTCATTCTCCATCTGCAATCTTTCGCTAATTTCCTCTAAACTTGTTCCTTCGTCAATCATTTCTGAAACAATATCAGCCATATTTACAACTGCGTGTTTTCCTCTTGCTCTGTTATGTCTTATTGTTGCCATTTGTTGCGATTTTCTATCTTGTGGCTCTGTAATTACTACTGGAACTTTACCATCTGTCATTTTTCTTAATTCTTTATCATCGCTTACTGTCCACCTATGAAAACCGTCTATAATTTCATACTTAGGTGTAATTACTATAGGTTGTGTCCAACCATCTTCTAGTATAGAAATTTTTAATAATTTTAATTCTGGAGGTGCTACAAAATTAGGATTATAGTTATTTGGTTTTAACTTATCTCGATTAATCCATTGTATTTTATCTACTGGCTGTTTGATTTTTCCCATGATTTATTTCTGCGTTTGTTCTTGAAATGTTTTCTTTTTCTCTTCTTTTCTCACCAAGTAAAGACATTCTAGCAATAGTTCTGCCTTTAAAATCTCCTTTGATAACAAGTTTACATAAAAATTTGTATGAGCATCCAGATACAATATGAGGTTTTTCTTCAGGAATTGCATCATCTGTTACATTGTAGTGAGTCATAATAGCTTTATTAACATTTTTCTTGACCTTTGTCAGCCAAATTCCTTTATAGTTGGTAAGATTTACTTGCAAATATTCTTTCCAAGTTAGATTATCAGGCTTTACATCTTTCTGAACTCCCCACAATTCTGTATTAGAATATAAAGAAGCTGCATTAACCCCTTTTACTCGTGATAACATTTTGTGCCACAATTCAGGAAAGCACTCTGAATACAACCACATATTTCTTAATGGTTCCTCACCAAAAGGTTGTGATACTCTCTGTGCTGAAAATTTATTATAGTGACTTGTTTTATTAAAATAATCATAAGTTCTATTATAATCTAAGTTTTCAACATCAACAAGTTTCCACACATCCGTTGCATTCCAATCGTATATAGGGTAACCGTTAAACTTTTTACAATACCTTCTGGTTCCGTCTTGAAAATCTACATCAACAACAGATTCTGACAATGTAATATCTAAATGCTTGCTTTTTCCAGTAAACATTCTTAATCGCCTTAGTGATTCTTGAGTTCTTATCCCCAGTAAGCTAACATCGTTTGTCCTGTCCCACTTCGCTAAAGCCCATTCTACATAAGTCATTCCCTTTTTAAAATATTTATCTTCAGTAATTGCATCTTTAGGCAAATCTCTTACCCACAAGTCTTTTTCTTCGGGATTCCAGCAATACCAATAAGGCTGTTCATTAGAACAAGCATTTCTATGTTTAAATGGTAAGCAATACCACCTTAAATCGATGTCTTTATCCTCGTTGATTCTATGCATATATTCTACTGTTGGCGGATGAATTACCTCTTCATCAATAAATACAACCTTCACATGTAGTTTATCCAGCTCTGTAGCTATTTTTTTCGCCAAATGTAACACGGAGGTACTGTCCTTGCCCCCACTAAAAAACACATAAACATCATCAAATCTATTATAAAACATTCGAGTTCTGTCTAGCCCTGCGTCATAAACATTTTGTTCTTGAAATACAGGTTTACCCATTTGCTATACGCACCTGTTTTTCGTTTTGAATAAGTTTAAATGTTTTATCTACCTGCTTAGAACAAAAAGCATTATTTTTTCCTGATAAATACAAAGGCATATTTTTTCTATATAAATAAAATATTTTTCTTGTGTAGTCATAGACACCTATTGCAATTTGTTTTATTTTTAAATTTTTTACTACTTGATGAATATCAACTGCTGGATCCATTGTATTTACGATAGTTTTTAATAAAAACAATGAATCACTTTCTTTAGTATCAACATTCTTTAAATATCCATTATGGCTGATATAATAATTTTTGTATTTTAATGGCTGTATATATTCTTCGTTTTTTGACGTATTTATAATTGTATGCAATCTAAAATGAGCCAGAATCGAGTTTTTATTTAAATCGCTTATGTAATCATCTGCGTCAAATCTTTTAGCTTTTTTAAACAATTCTAAGCTATCTGTATTTAATATACCGAACCCATCACAACCTCGACTTGAAGCTTCCATTAAACAATTCATCGCAACGCTATCTGAAGTATTTCTAATCCAACCAGCTATACCGCACATTTTTTTAAAAACCTTCTAGCACTTTTAAAATACTTTGCTGCAAAATGAACAATAGTTGGGTCAATTTCATAGACTTCTCGCCATCCATCATCTACTATCCCTTCTCTTCTCTCTTTTATAATGATAGATTGCAGTAAATATATCTATATGAGTCCAATCATATATCGGGCTAAGTCTTGTTACGTCTTTTGATGTGTACCAATAGCGACCATCTTTACCAATATAATTTCCATCTTCCAGCCTTCTACCTAGAATAATGTAATCTAATTTTTTTTCTTTAAAATATTTATTTTGCACCTTGTGCTGCACTGCTTTAAACCACTTTGCTGCATTAGTTGCGTTTTGAGGAAACAACATTTCTGGGTGCTTTAATAAATATTCTATATTTACACCGGAATTCATAACTGTCAAACCATCTGGCATATTAACTGTTACCCATTGTAAAAATTCAGGATATTCAACATCTGTTATAGCCATAACGCAATCAGAGACACCAGCCTCTTCGCAGCATATTTGCAGCCCCAAAGAATCTTTTCCACCGCTCCAAGCATAAGCAGATTTATTTCCTGAACAAAATTTGCTTATTCTTTTTTTAGCGACATCAACTTTTTTCTTAATGCTAGCGTAGGATAGAGATTGAGCGTATGTTTTTAATTCTAAAAAATCTTCGTGACTAAGACTTTGTTTTCTCATCTAATA